CATTAGAAACATCACCACTTACTCGAGTCCTCAAATTAGTAAACCTATTTCCTCCTTCATATTTATAAAGATCATTAGTATAAATATTTCTAACTATTGGTATCATTTTAAAAATTTACTTCCTCACCTTTTTCATCCTTGTATGGGAACCATCCAGGCTGCTTATAAGCTACTTTCAATGACGTTGCTGTTGGCAGAATAACTCCATTTTTTCTATGCCATTCTGCTATTGGGTCAATACCTCTGGCATTTTCCCCTAACCATTCGACAAATGCACATCCATTTTTATACATTTCTAACTTAATTGGTTCATCGAATGGAGAGACACGCCCCCCGGTATCCGTATCTTTAACTTTCCTAACATGCAGTTCGGTTACCATCCATTCAGTCGGATGTTGAGTAAGACGGTGGACAGTTAAAAATTCGTCTGCCTTGTTTGCGACCTTCCCACCCCCTTCCGTATCTGCTTTTTGTGGTGCTATAGGATATTTCTTTTCTCCATCCTTAGCTCTCAATGCCGCAGTTACGGCGTGGTGATTAATATAAAGACCAATACCTGATTTTTTACCGAACAGTTTCAAATCACTCAAAGCCTCATAATGATATTCGTGCGTAGACAACTTACTAAATCCACTCAGGTCAATTTTAAGAGAATTGTACGGGTCGATCAGCCCGCAATTATATTTTTTTCTCTTTGAAGCCTTTTTAACCATGTTTATAATGTCCTTATAATTGAACATTTCTTCCTCCGATTTTATCAAAGAGAAATGACTTTCTATAAAATCTTTTGCGATTTTGTATTCTTCTTGGCTCATTGCATGGATGCCGTTCAGCGTTTTACCCCAATAGAATTGAATCATCTTCCGCATGAATGAGCCAAGTGTATTCTCGCTGGAAAAAATAATCCAATTCCACCCGTGAAGCATTGCAGAAATTAATGCCAACCACCAAATCACAACAGATTTTCCGGCGTTGTCGTGTCCGTTGACCATAACAAGGTTGCCTTCTTTAAATAAGAAATATTCGTCTATTTTTGACGATCCTGTCGTCAATCCCTGCACAAGTGTCCCGTCAATAACGGACTGCAAGTAAGGATCATAATCTGCTGGCGTAGCCAAAAAAGAAAAGTCGTTATCCTCTGAATTAACCCTCGACTTTATTACTCGTGTGCTTTCCGTTACTTTTTTTTCTTCCCTCTCACCGTATCCCAATTCAAAAAGTTTCTTGCTGGCTTCTGAAAAGTTTTTATTGCATTCCAACACAGCAAATACGGCGTATGGAAGATATGCTTTTTCGGGTTCAAATTCGCTGCTTGTTGTAAATACGCTAAACCAATTTTTGTCGCTGTCAAAATTCCCTGAAGATTGAGAAGTAGTTTGTCCCGGTCTCAAAAAAATAGTCTTAGGACCCTTCTGACCTACAATCTTCCATCCATGACTTTCCAAAAGGGCAACAACATCTCCTCGTCTGTTATAATCATCAAAACTAGAAAGTCCCTTTGTTCGCTCCACCTTATGCTTAGGAGCCGTATATTCCTCAATCACTTCGTTAAACTGGCGCGCCACCCCATGCAATATTTCCCTTTCTTCTGGACTTATTTCCGATATAGAGCACAGGTCGCCGAAAACAAATTCATATCCTGGGCTGGGATGAACTATAAATTGACCACCTGCCCCCCTCGTTTCAAACAAAACCCTAACCTTATCGGCAAGTGCGGCCTTCTCTGCAATGGTTTTAGCCTTGGCGTCATCAGTGCTACGAAGAATTTCCGCATCATACGTTTTTTTGAATGTTTCGGCTTTTTCTTCATCTGTTGTACGCCTATTAGCCAACTTTATATTGCCGGAAATTGTTGTACATCTGTAAATAAGATGATAGCCGCCGCTCCTTGTTTTTTGAACTACTAATTTATTAAGCAAGTGTTCGTCAATCGAATGAACAAGTTTTTTATACTTATCAAATAGTTTTTTATCCAAAGAATATTTAAGATCAATGTCAATACATTCCACATTGCCAGACGGAGAACCACAAACCAACCCAACCGCAGCCACGTTAGTAAGGTCGTACTTTTCTGTAGAGTTTTGCCAATTCTTAACGACTGGCTGTTTCATCGCATTCGTTGGAATAAACTGAAGCCCTTCAATATCGTTTAATCCTTGGCAGTTCATAGATGACCGTCTAAAAAGTTTTGAAGTTTTCTATCCAGCATTGCTCTGAGCATCATATAATTGGATAAAACATTAGACAGAAAATAACTATTTACGATTCTTCCCGTAAATTTTATCGGCTCTATTTCAGATGGAATCTTCATGGCGGCGTGATTGCTGTTAAGTCGAATAGCGAATATAACCTCACTAAGAGTTAGCTTATCATAACCAAAATCCACCATAACTCCATCCAATTCTTCGCCGATAATTTTTGCAAAAAAATCGGATTGAGGGAGATCGCATCCGGTGCTAGCTGCTATTCTGGCTATAACCTGATCCAAAAAATGGTACCTATCGTTCCCATGGAGGTCCGAGAACGGCTTACCGCCCTGTCGGCTCTTGATTATTATCTTTTCCGTATTCGTCAAGTCGAGGGAGCCCATTGGGATATCTTGCAGCAAGTATATCTTCCCCCTGTGTTTTAACATTGATGAACTGCTTGGCTGATCCATTTTTTTCGTTTTTTGTTGAATATCCTCTTTCCTTATCCTTTTCTTTTTCCTTGACCCCATCGATGAGGTCTAAAACACCTCTAATTGAGGTCAATTCTATTCCTAACTTCTCGTAGAGCTTCTGAATACTAGCATGAAGCCTGTTATTTGTATTAAACGTGGTGCCGTACTGAAATACAAAGAAATCCTCCACATACCAGACCGATGAATTAATTACTCTAATCCTTTCCTTACCCTCATTGAAATATTTAAGGGCATTCGTTGTGGTCACTTTGACCTCATTTAGACCACAAAAAGACTTCAAATTGACCTTAAACAACCCTCCATGATCACAATTAGCAAGCATATAGTACCAAAAAAGTTTGTATTCTATCGGCATGGCTAGGAACCAATCCTCCCCCCATATCTCAGTAGCTGTAAATCTCTTCGCCATTGAATATTAGATATTTACAGTTTTGTATTGAGGATATTATCTTTGTGATATACGAATGATCCATCCTGGCAGCCAAAATCTTACGAATCAATATTTCTTCCGAATGCATGTAGTGTTGAGGGTGGCCGATTCTTACTTTTCGAAGATTGTATATGTAACTGTATGTCTTGTTCAGAATATAATCTCTCTTACATATTAGGGTTGCCAAAAATGTATCCATTTGGTATCCCCATTTATGCGAATTACACCTTCCGCATGCTATCGTAAGGTTGTCCAACTGCTCGGAACCGCCACAAACTATTGGATAAATATGGTCGATAACAAGCGAATCGTAATCTTGGCATCCACAATAAACACAGGATGGATGTAAATCTATTAAAGCTCTTTTCTCCTGCCGTGTCCTAGTTAATCTTGCCATTCAGTTAGCTTATTAAAGGGATATGAATAAAAAAAATCCCCCGAGAGAACCCGGAGGAAGTTGCGTAAAGTCAAATATCGAATACGAGAAATTGCCCGGAGACAGGGCGTTGACACCAAAAATAAGTTAAATTCCTCATTTTGACAATATTTTAAAATTACGCGAATTAAAGCTAACTAAAATTTCACATACCCACCAAAAAAATCTTTTCTCTACCTCCTGCTATAATTACTGATCCTATACTTTTTCAAAATATTTTTCCCGACTATCTATTATACAGGGGGGAATCAAAGTAGGCTAAGTTGTTCTTTGTCTGCTAGCCGTTTTTTGACATCTTTCAAATTTTTGACCGCCTGCTTAAAGTAGCTATCTTTTAACTCAATCCCGACCGCTTTCCTGCCCATTGAAACCGGCGAATATACTTCACTGCCAACGCCCATAAAGGGGGTTAAAACGACTTCGCCGGGGTTTGAGTACAATTCTACGATCCGGTCGATAACGTCCAATTGGAGCGGGTGAACGTGCTTCTCGTCGTCCTCATCTTTGCTTTCTTTGTATTGCAAAACTTCGTCTATCCGAATGTCATCCCATACCGATGAGGCATACCGTTGCCAGATAATGTGACTTAACTTATTAGTTTTTGGGTCAGGCCAATCCTTGTACTTAATGCGCAGTTGTTCGTAGGTGCCGTACTTTTCTGACATTTCAGGTAGAATTGGTACGGCCCCGGCGTAATAGCTTAACCCAACTGGATGCGTTACTGGAACGACATTTTCGCCGTTTCTCTTGAATATAAGCAAATAGTCGGGCATCGCAGTAAAACACTCGGTACTATCTTCAACGATAAGTTTGTGCATGAGGCTGCGCACCATTGTACGCATACGCACCTTTAACGGCTCCTTCCAAATTGTTATCCGGTTTCTATTTTTGAACCCGTATTTCTCGTGTAGTTTAATTATTTCGTGGGGGAAGTCCCACAGTTGGCCGCTTTTGCTATCCATAATGTCGGTGCAATGGACTGCGGTTATCCTTCCGGGTTTTGTCACACGGCTTATTTCGGCAATTAAAAATTCGTATTGCTGTAAAAATTGCTCCTTTGTCTCACAGTTACTAAAATCATTCTCAGATGAACTGTAATTGTACAACCCGGCGAACGGCGGAGAATACACGCTAAGATCGATACTTTCTGATGCCAGCGTAGGTAAAACGTACATGCAATCTGAATTATAAATTGCGTAGTCTTCTGTAATAACCTGTTCTTTAATCATTGTAGAAATGCCGGGAGTTTAATTTGTTTGTCGAAATCTTTATTCTTAACATCGTAGTTCTGATGTAAACTACTATTCAATTTACTGAATAATTCGTTTGCCTTGTCCGTTTTTGCCAGCAAGGAATCCAGTACTCTTTTTTGGCCGTCGGAATAAACCAAATCAACAGTTACCGGGCGAAGCTGCCCGAACCGCCAGAACCGACGAATTGCCTGATAGTATTGCTCGTAGGAGAATGTCGGAGAATAAACCGTGTGATTGCAGTGCTGCCAATTTAACCCGAACGCGGTCATTTTTGGCTTGGTGATTAGCTTTTGAATATCCCCGTTGAAGAAGCCGACAAGCAATTCCTCCTTTTTATCAATATCCATGCTGCCTTTAATCTGATATGCCGACTTGTCCATCTCATTAATCAAATCTCCTTCGGCATTCAGGTTGCACCAATACACGGATGTTTTATGCTTGCTTGAAAGCTCTACTGCCTGTTCGCACCTGTTTTCCACAGTCAATTTATTTTCTTCTTTGATCTCGGTTAACCGTTTTGCCACAAGGTTGAACATTAATATCTGTCCGTCGATGACCATATTCTTTTCGTTCTTAACTGAATGGTAGTTTACTTTCAGTTCTGGCAAAATAAACTTGCTGCCATCAAATCCAAGATCAGACGGCTTTCGCATTGAAATACTCCAACCAGACACCCACTTGAAAAAATTCTCTTTGGCGTGACCTTTCAAGATCCATTCGGTGCCTATGTTCATTGGACTAACCGTATCTTCATTATTTGTAAAGAAACGTGTCAGCATGTCGGTATATCCTAAGTACCCCAACGCCTCGCTGCTCGTACCAAGCTCAATAAAATCATTCGGAGAAGGTGTGGCCGTGAATAGGTAACGGTATTTCACTTTCTTCAGGAAGGACGTAATATCCGCTTTTATGGCTCCGTCGAAGTTTTTCAGGATGCTGGATTCATCCAATATCACACAATCGAAATCTTGCCAATTGAAATAATGCAACCGTTCGTAATTTGCAATCACTATTTTCTTAGTGTACTTTCCTTGTTTCGAGTATTCAATATCTCCAATACCAAACTTTTCGGCCTCCTTAAGGAATTGAAAAGCCACGGCCAATGGAGTAATAATAAGAACCGGCTTATTGGTGTGCCTGACATAATTGGCGGCAATCGTAAGTTCGATAATGGTTTTCCCCAACCCGGTATCCAAAAAAGCAGCACAGCGGCCTTTCTTAATACAATAGTCCGTAACATATTGTTGAAAATCGAACAATCCTGGCGGTACATATCCAGTACCAATCCCATAATTTCCAATCGAATGCTTCTTTGCCTCTAAAAACTCCTGATAATCCATACCTCAAAATAAACTTGGTTGAATAATCTCTCTACTATAATCCGCTACAGATTTACCGGGTAGGGCTTTTTCGACGGTCGGCTCTGATCCCGGAGGGCCGTTCTTCCATATCGATCCAAATCTTCCAGATGATAGTACCCGGCGACCGTCCCGGTGGATGAGGTACATTTTTTCAATTTCAGCCAACCTGCGCCATACCTGAGCGTCTTTTACCTTTAACATTCTAGCCAATTGTTCGAAAGTTGCGCCCTCGGGTGTTTGCCCCAATGCCCATAAAATATCCTTATACATTTTTCTTAACCGTTCTGGGTCAAGAGACGTGTAGGCGTCGATTGAAGTTTGGGGATTTTCTCTTTTCATATTTGTAATGATTTACGATCCAATCCATTGTTTTCCCTTTTTTTAAGAAATACTGTATGCCGGATTCTTGGCATTTTAACGATTTGGCCCAATCGGTTAATATCATAGTTGTGCCGTTGTGACTAAGCCATCTGTTTTTAGAGGTATTTGACGCTTGTTCTTTTCTGGTGCTCCACTTGCAGTTTGATGAGGTATAGTTGCCGTCATTATCGATTCTATCAATAGAATGGTTCTTAGATGGTTTTGGACCCATAAAATTAATAAATCCATTTTTCCCAAGCCATCGTCTGCATACTTTTATACCTCTGCCGCCCCAATCGGTATACCTATCGTTTTTTGGATTGTAACACCTTTGCTTGATGTTCATCCAAGTATTAAATTCTGAGCATTTATGCCCGACTGTGGCAAAACCGTGGATTGTATTTCTTCTGATTAAAGCTTCAGTTTGCAGACAACCGCAGGATGCTGTTTTACCACTTTTTAGCCTATAACTGAATGTAACGGTTGTTTTTCCGCAGTCACATAAGCATTCCCAAAGAGCTTTACCATCCCTATTTACTCCTGCTCGTTTGATAACCAACAGTTTATTAAATTTCTTCCCAGTCAAATCAATATAGCCGATGTTCTCATTTACTTTACGCTTGC